TTTGCTAAGGCCACTTCTGCCGCCATCTTATCTACCTCAGTATTAGCCAAGCTAATCTCAGTTACGGCAGAATCAGACTGTGTATTTATTAAAGCTATTTCAGTATGAACATTGTCTGCAATCGATTGAAGTTCGTCAAGTTCAGTATTAACAGCAGTTAGGGCAGTTGAAATATCAGAGTCACCAAGTTTGTCATTCATCCTGCGCTGTAAGCCTTTCACAGCCGCATATAAAACAACCAGATATTCATATTCATCTGGGAATACACTTATAGCACTATCAGTATTAGCCACCGCTGGATACTGTACTTCTGAGTACTTACATGATCCGCCATCCGGTAACGCGTTTAATTTATTGTTCTCAATATAAAACACAGGATCGGTAACAGATGCATATTGCATATCATATGGGTCAGATGCGCGACCTTTAAATAAAGCCTGTATTGGTCGGCAAGGTTGGTCAATATCGCCATCATTCCTGAACACATGTGAAATCTTTCCCGTATTTAATGTCTCCGCTTCACTTCCTACTGCCGCAGATGTGAATGTCTGTTGGGCCGATACCAGACTTAACTCCGGCTCCGGCATAATGTTTATTATTTCCTTAGCTCCATCTGTAAGCCAACTGGTAAGCGCAGTATCGTCACCTACAGAACCAACCATATCTTCAATCTGTACTTTAAAAGTAGCCATTAGACACTCGCTATAAACAATTCAACGTCTACTGCATTTGAGCTAGAATCAACTATAATACTGGCTAAATCTTCAAAACTTGAAAACGCTGGTGATGTATCTGCCTCGCCAAGCATAAAATCATCGGGAGTACCAAACATTAAACTAACACCCGCCGGTACTACAAACTGGGCATTATCACTAGCCCCCACCATCGCAACATTAATACTGTTAGAACTATCTAAATTTGTTAATCGTATATATCGTACATCGTTTACATCAAACGCTCCATCTGACGTACTTACTGCCGCCGCAAAGGTAGCAATCGTTGTGTCACCATCCGCTGGAACATTTACAATTCTTTTATATATTTCAGTTACACTAGCGATAGATAAGGTTCTTTTAGAACCGTAATTCTGATTATTTAAAACAATCTCTTCTTCTATTTTAACTTTTAAAGTTCCGGCCATCTCTGCTTTCCTCCACTTCTTTGATATGTTCATCCATAGTTATGTTGCGAAATTCCATATCCGTTCTTTTACCTCTTTCGGTTCTCATCCACATGTTTGTACTAAACGCCACATCGGATGATCTCTTACCACAATCCCTGCAATAAAACCAATTATCAGGATTTGGATTAGAACAATGGACACAATTATCAGCCATAATAAGCTATTACCGAACCACTATCTAATTCGATAGAAGCAAAATATCCATATATAGTTCCGCCTGCTGGTATCTTAAAAGTAGCCGGTACCGTACCTGATAACCAGCTTACATCACATTCAGATGTGTCTACCACAGATGCTTCTAATCCCATTACTGCAATGAATGGGCCTGCTATTTCAGCTGTACCATCTATTATAATAGCGCCAACTTGACCTAGTTTTGCGTTTTGTGCTTCTGCAACCGTATAGTTACTTAAAGACTTTACACCACGTGCCATATTATCCTCCCGCCCTAAGGACTGGCTGTCCATGAATGGGCTTGTTAACTGTTAAAAAACTTTATGAGGTTCGGGGTAGACCTTTTATTGATCTACCCCACAGTCCTCAAAAACTGTTAATCCTTATTTATTCGGATTAGGATGTAGTCACAGCGCCATCTTTTCCAGATTGACCCCATAGATACCACTCTTCGCCATAAGCGTCGAGTACTAGGTAGTCACCCTTCAAAGCCGACGTTCCTACTATAACATTAGAAACACCGGTTGCGCCATCTGCACTAGAACCCGGGCCATCATCGCCAGTATCGACTTCGGTTTCATTTACTTTACCAAAGACGATAGCGCTTCCAGCCGCAATAGTCACTGCACCAGTAGGTGTATTTTCGTTTATCCAGAATTTGTAATGCATGCCATCTTCAATATCTCCGCCAGTCGGCAGGGTTATTGTATAAGCACCACCTGAAGATTCTACATAAAACTCTTTCCCACTGTCTGCAATAGACATGGTTTTAGCCGCACTAATAAGTTCAACTTTCTTTTTATAGTCAAACGTGCGTCCACTATTTTCGTTTAAATAATCAGCTCTCATCGTTAACTCCTCTAACTAATTGCTTCAAAATTATACAACATATGAGACTCTGGTAGAGTAATCTCAAGACCAGCTTCGGTCAAGATCATATCTTTACGCAAATCTTCATCAGCTTGCTGTACATTTGAAATAATGTGAGTGTCACGATTAAGCCCATTACCAACCAGAGGTCTGTAAGAAACCTTGCTCATATCAACTAAGCACATGAAAGCGTTAGCAAGTCCTCTAAATAGAGGCTCTTTAACAACGCCAATTGATCCATGAACAGTATCAACTTTCATAATACTATGTCCAAAAGAACCACTGACTTTTTCATGAGAAATACCTAATTGATAACCAGCTGTATCAGTCGCTAATTGAAGCGACCCATCAAGGAATCCGCCAGAACCTAACTTGTTAAACAAAGTGATCACAGGTAGACCTGCCAAAGCAAGCTTCTGAGATTCTCCGCCACGTGCCGGATCCATTAGAACTTCCATGTCACTTAAAAATAAATCATAAGTGAACTCTGCGGAAGCAACAGTCCTGCTATATGGTGAGCCAGAAGAATAAGACAATGCACTATTATCATTGGTTGGTGCCGCGTTGGCCGTAATATGACCTACGATACCTTCAGAATACTGAATCCCGCTGATACGTGCTCTTTGTCCAAATAACATTGCTCTTTCAATGTCAACCTTATGTTCTCTTAGTTTTTGATTCCAGACTCGTTGCCATTCATTGGCATATCCTCTATAATTGGTAGCAATAGCTGTGTTTGTCAACTCAGCCGCAGTTTTGAAAATCTGGGTGTATCCAAAATCATCATCAATACTATCTGACCAGACATCAGGTGAACCAGTACCTTCTTCAAAAGAAGTACCAACAACCTGACACTTGTCATTATCTGACATGACATTGTAACCAGAACCAAAGCTGGAATTAGGGAGAGATATAACTCGTCCTGTAAAAGACGTTTCACTTCCCTGATCGCTTGGAGCAGAATCAATTCTGACAGAGGCGTATGAAACACCTGCTGTAGAATCAAGGGTCTGCACAGCAAACACCATACCTTTTACAAGGTAATCAACCGAACCACTACTTCCGTTAGGGGTATCAACCGTAAAGGAGTATGCACTCCCTGCACTTACAGCTGAACCGCCATTAACATTGGCAGATAATAGGAATGTCCTACTTGTCCAATCAATCCGCGACCTGTTTTCCAGAAACCGGAATACAGGATCATTCGTTGGTGCTTTCGCTACTTTATTTAGATATACAAAGAACGGTGACTCCTCTGGAGATAATTCAGCAACACGATCACCAAAGTCATACAACCGTCGTTGATCTGGGGCTTGCCCCACACCAGCCGAGGTTGCGGCCGCAGTAATCGAGCTACTCTTTAGAGTTCCGCTAGTAATAGCCATTTTCTATCTCCGTGAGTTATTTCATTATTAAAATACCGTTTTATCCCCCACGCCCATTACACTTTCCCACATCTTATCATCATCTGATTTTGTCTGGGGCGGTGCACCTTGTATGGCGCCGGGGCTACGCGGAGCATTTCTAGCGGCGGTTACTGCCTGTGCTGTATCACTTACTATGCCGCCTTTATTGACGTCACGATATAGTTTTACAAGATTAGGCAAACCTACCTGTTCCTTCGGTTGAGTAACAAACTGCATAAAATTATTTACATCATCATCTGAGAATTTGTATGTATTACGTAATTCATTAACCGTGTTGTTGTAGGTCATTTTTTCCGCCATTTGACGCTCCTGCCTTTGCAATGCCTGACCCACAACTTGATTCGTAAGGTCTAATTCTTGATTCTTACGAAATTCATATGATTGTGAACCCGGCTTGTAGTAGGCTTCCCAAGGGTTAAAATCCTCTTCCGGCAGTGCTGGTTTAGATGGTTGACCATTTTTTGGCGATCCGTTGATGTTGTTCTGTAATAGATCAACTAAGTCTGGGCGAGATTCCAGTAATTGCCCTAACGGTTCAAGCTGTTTAAGCTTTCCGTTCTCGGCATAAGTTCTATCATACATTGATTGAAACTTCTTTGCCTCACCTTGCCAATCTATTTCTTGCTCAACAGCCTCTTCAGCCTGTATAGCTTCACCATCTGCTTCATTTACAACCTGATCTATAATATCAGCTTGTCCTTCTTCACC